GATGCATTAGCTTCTGCTTTCATTAAGGCTTCACCTCTTAGAACAGTACCGTTTGGGTCTGTCCACTCACCTTGAGCGTTTACATATATACCAGCACCGGCTCTATATTCTCCGTTTAGACTAGTGTCTGTATTATCCGTTCCACCCTCAGCGTTAGCGTTAGCACCTGCGTTTAAACTAGGTTTGTAAGGTTGTGTTGTATTTTCACCGTTTGCCATAATCTTTATTTTTTAAAATTTACTTTCGTTTAATAGTTCGTTAATTTCTTTTTGTATATCTTCTAGTGATTCTGAGATCTTAAAGTCTAAACCTGCTTTAAAGTGTACCTCGTCAAAACCATCTTTGAATATTATAATGTGTGGGATTGTTCTTACCTTGTATTTCTTTTTAGCTTTAGATGCTTTAGCGATATCACATCTGTAATATTTAACGCCTTTTACTTTATTCCAATGTTCAAAAGAATTATCATCATTGAACGAAGCCCAGAATTCTACTACGACTATTGAAATATTATCATCTTGGAAAGCTGATCTTCCTTCTACAGCTTGTTCGAAATCAGCATCAGTTAAAATCTGTTGACTGTAAATCAAGTTTGAAAGTAGTATCAGTATTATAACTATAAACTTTTTCATATCAGTTTCTTTTTTGTAAGTCAAAAAGCCTCTCATCAATCTTCTTAAGTTGCTCTTTTATTTCTTCTACATCATCCTGAGTGTTAATAATAGCGTCTCTAATAGCTTCATCTTTCATTTGAAACTCTATTCTTTGAATTTCAGGCTCCGGAAGAGCTTTTGCTTCATTAATATCTGCTTGAAGTGAAAACCACATTCCGATAACAGTTGCAATAAAGAACAAAATTATTCCTATTGTTTTAAGATCTAGTGTGATTTTAGTTTCTTCTCCTATCTGTTTTGCCATTTTTTATTTAAATGTATAGTTTAATCCGAATGTTGTTTGGTATAACTTACTATCCCACATTTGAGAATATTCACCCTCTATAAATATGCCGAAACTTTTTCCTAATTTAGTTCCTAAGGAAGCTCCAAAAGAATAGTCGTGCCATTGCTCTAATTTTGCATCTTGTCTTAACCCACCTTTACCCCAATTATTTCTGTTCAGGTAGCTAAATTCTTTCTCACCTGCGATGTATTGGTGAGCAGGTAATATGTAATTAGCATAGGCATGCAACCAAAAATTTCTTTTATAATGGTAAAAATCTACTCCTACTATAGGAGCAATTTCCATCCAAGGGTCTAATAAATCCCAAGCTTCCCCATTAAACCTATTCATTAAACTAGGCATTATATTTTCTCTAAATGATAAATCCGAATGAGCTACTTGAACACCATCTGCGTCTACCCAACACCAGTCTTGAGTTACATTTCCATTTTCATCTGTTGATGTATAGAATATGTCATCATACCCATACATAAATCCTAATGTATACCAGGGATTTAATGGGTTTCCGTTTTCATCTAATTCATTTAACCATATTTCAGATGGATTATAACCATAAGCTCGTTCATGCCCTCTTAGTATAGCTCCTGCTGATATACTAAATTTTTTACCAATTGGTAATCTTCCTCTTAATTCAGCTGAGTTATAATTTAAATTAATTTTACCTACTTCTCTAGCTTGTACTTTTGCAATATGGTACTTGCCTGTATGTTTTAAGAAGAAATTATAATTAGTAAAATCTTCACCTCTCCATCTTTCCTTTTCAAAATGGAATTGATACTCTAACCCAGTAACAGCTGATGTTGGAGCATAAAATACTAGTTGTTCTTCTGTACCATCGTAAAAGTTCTTAGGTTTTCTTTCGTAATCAAATCTAGCTAATTTCCTAATACCGAACCCATATCTGTAATCAAAAGGAAATACTTCAGTATTATTGACTACATCTGGAATAGAGTATAAACTTCCATCAGGATTAGTTCTTAAAAAGTAAGTTGGCTCAGCGGCTTCTATAGAATTAGAAATATCCCCAGCTGCATATACTGTTCCATATTTTAAAAAATCTTTATATACAGATTTAAATAGGTTAGGCTTATCTTCTTGTGCTTGCGATTGTATTGAAAGCAGAATTGCAAGTAGTATTAGTAGTTTTTTCATCTTTGTATTTTAGGTTTATTATAGTTTATGTATTTATAAAAACCACTAATTAATAGTAATATAAAGGTTAATCTCTTCATATAATTAATTATTCATAAAAAGAGGACTAATGCCCTCTTTTACAAGTTACATTGATTTTAAGTTACTTTCCTCTGTTGCCGAATACTTTACCGATCTCAGCAATTCCAAAAGCACCTAATACTATCCATACAAAGGAATCGTATATAAATTCGTTTATTACTAAATCTGTACCGATGTATCCAGTTACTAGATCTGCTACTGCAAATATTACCATTACAGCGAATGCTAAAAATCCTACTACAGATTTTTCGTTAATCTTATTATCGTCATCAAATAAATTTTTGAATGCCATTATCTTATCTTTTAAATATTTAATCATAATATAACGTAATTAAGTGTAACGATTTAATAATAAATAGCTATAAAAAAAAGAGACCCTGTATGTAAGGTCTCTTTTAGCATAGGCAATAGTTAAACTACTTTAAGCATCTCATGATAGCTAAGGATGCGCCATATCTTATAATGTCTCTACCTCTTTAGGAAGAAACTCTGCGTTAACATGTCCGCAGTCAGTACAAGCAAATACTGGTATTGGGACATAGGTTGGTTTTCCTGTTCCGGTTAATAGTCCGGAAGCTTTTCTGATTAAAAGTACTTGTTGGAAATGTACGTGTCCGCATTCTTCACATACTACGCCTTGGGTTTGACTGATGTCAAAGTTCATTTGTGGTTGTTGCATATTACTTCTTTTTACTTTTAGTATTTTTCTTAGTAGTTGGTTTACCTTTCTCTACTGTTTTCTTCTTTGCCGGCTTACGTCCCTTACGAACATCTCCTTTTACTGCATCCACTATATCTCCAGCTTGGCTACCAACTTCTTTAATAGCTTCTACTACATCTTTAGTTTCTTGCTTAACTCTCTTAGTTCTTCTTTTAACTTCTTTTTTAACCTTCTTTGCTTTTTCCTGGATTTCTTCTACTGTATCTTCGATCACATCTGGGATATAGTCGTTGTCTCTGTCTTCGATTTTATCCAGTTTAGTTAATACTATTACGATTGCTGCTACAAGGAGAATTACTCCTAATGTTACTAATAATGTACTCATTTTTTATCTTTTTTTTGTTTATGTTTCTCTATTATATAATAGTAAAATTCAATTAGTGTATCATCGTAATTTGCTAACTCTTCCCAGAGTTCCTCTTTTGCGATAGGTACTTTATCCCTAATAGCTTCTACTAACTCTTCTAACTTTCTAGTTTCGTCTTTATGAAAATCTTCTAATAATCTTTTCCTTCTAGCTCTATCTAATGAACTCTCTTCTACGTATTTCCCTACATCATGATACAGTCTAGTATATTTTTCATTTAAAGTATGCTCTACAAGTTCAGCTTCGTACCTATAAGGCCCTATATCAAAGTCTCCGTTAAGTATCCTATCACTTAGTGGTACTCTTTTAGATAATGGCTTTGTCTTAGACGTATACTTTCTCCACCACTTAAACCTATCATAAGGTTTTTTGTAGTAGTTTTTAGTGAAAAAATTTTCAAGCCATTCTACTGAATGAGCTGGTGTATATGGTAATTCTGTTATCATACTTAAAGATATGAAGAATAATCCTAATCACAAACTTTTTTCACAGATAACTCAGATTTCGCTAAAGCAAGCAATACTTCAGCAGATAGGTGGTTTACTCTATCGGAATGTCGCGCAATATTTACAACCGTCTCTATTAATTCTAATTCAGTATAGCTTTCAGAGATATTATTAAATCTTCTGTTTTTAACAGTTAGTTCTCCGTTAGTATCTTCGTAGATATAATTTGTTGGTACGTTTTCACCTCCTCTACCCGGTATAGTATATGTACCGCCTTGATCACTAAGTTCGTAATATTTTTTAATTGAATCGCTCATAACTTTTATTTTTCTACTTCTCTACCTCTTTAATATTACCTTCTTCATCGAAATACTTATCTTTCGTTTTACCATTTAGAAAGTCAACTCTAGTTTTTACTTTATCTAAATCTTCAGATACTTCTGTATATCCTTGTTCTTGTAGGTCTAGTATCATTGAATCAATACGTCCTGCGGTTTCTTGCAGTTCGTCGTCTACTGCTGTCTTAAGTAGTAATATAGCTTGTTCTAAAGATACTTTTGGATCAATCCCTTCTCTTATTGGTCCTATTGGTTTTGATATTCCATCTCCTAGATCTGTAGATAGATTTGTTTTACTTTCTGCTTTATCTATTAACGCTGTTGCTTGTGCTAAACTTAACCGTATTCTCATTATAGTTTGTTTTTATGTTTCTGTTTTCTCAAGTATTTTTTTTTATTCCTCTCCGGTAAAGGTACCCTCAATGCATCTCTCCATTCCTGGTAAGTTCTTGTTATTGTCTGTAATGTCCTTGTTCCATTCTTCATTATAGTACATAAAACTGTCTGCCATACCTAAATATAAGGAATTTTATTATAAATATCTACTCAAAACATATAAAAAGACCCTGCCGGTACCGAGAGGGCCTTTGCAAATGACTTACCCTGGTACGCTGTTCTTATGGGTAGCGTGGTAGGTACTTTTGAGAATTTGCGCGTGGCAAAGCCAAGAGAGAGAGGAACGCCCTCTCCCTTCGCTCGTCTACTTGCCTTCTGCTACCGATTCTTTTCGGTAGTCTGTTACTAGTTTCTTAATCTCGCCAATAGCTTTTCTAGCATTTGCTTGAGACTTCTTAGTAGTTCCGTTGTGTTGTTCTTGAAAGTCTGTAAATAATCCTTCAATTTGTTCGAATAACTCTTGTTTTTTACTCATTGGTTTTGTTTTTTTATTAATTCTAGTTTTTGGGTATGTCATTTCTGTCTTAACTAACCTACTACCCTTATAGGTCCATGTATCATAAAGATCGTATTCGTTCTTGTACTTTCTAGTTGTTACTTTTTCCATTATCCTGGTCCAAACATACTAGGGTCTATCTCTGCAGGTCCTTTATTTTCATTTAAGTCTGAGATTACTGTTTCTGTGATTAACATTGTTCCGGCTACTGATGCAGCATTTTCTAGAGCTAGTCTTGTTACTTTTGTTGGATCTATAATACCTTTATCAAACATGTTAACTGTTTTATGTTCTCTAGGATTATATCCTTTCCATTCACTTCCTTCAAATACCTCTCTTTTTATTGCCTCTATAGTACCTTTCTTAATAGATCTAAATATGTTAGGTGCATTCTCTTGGTATCCGGCATTCTCTAGTATCTGACTGAATGGTTTTTGGATTGCTTTAGTTAGTATTTCATAGCCTGTCTTAGTGTCTCCTTTTATCTCTGGGTTACTTCTAGCAATAGCTGCTAGTTTTCTTGAGGCATTTAATAGAGCGATTCCTCCTCCTGGTAGCACACCTTCCTCTAATGCAGCTTTAGTTGCATGAAGTGCGTCTTCTACTCTATATTTCTTTTCTTTCATCTCTACTTCGGTATGACCTCCTACATTTACAATAGCTACTCCACCTATAAATGCTGCTAGTCTTTCTTGAAGCTTCTCTATTTCGAAAGGAGAGCTACTTTCTTCTATCTGTGCTTTCAACTCTTCTACTCTAGCTTCTATAGTTTCTTCAGAACCTAATGCATCTATTATAGTACTACTGTCTTTAGATATTGTTGCTTTCTTTGCTTTACCGAACCACTTCGAGTCAAACTTATCTAATCGCATCCCTTTTTCTGTAGAGACTACTGTACCTCCTGTTAGGATTGCAATGTCTTCTAGTATTGCTTTCTTTCTATCTCCAAACTCTGGTGCTTTTACTGCTACTGTCTGTAATATACCTCGCATCTTGTTAACTACTAATGTTGATAACGCTTCTCCATCTACATCATCAGCAATAATTAGCAGCGATTTATTCTGTTGAGATACTGCTTCTAGTATAGGTAGTATTTCTTTTACCTGATTCAATCTTTTGTCTGTAATGAGTATTAATGGATCTTTTAATACAGCTTGCATTGAGTTATTATCTGTTACAAAATATGGAGATTTATACCCTCTATCGAACTGCATACCCTCTACCGTATCTAGGTAAGTTTCACCTGTTCTAGATTCTTCTATCGTAACTACGCCGTCTCTCCCTACTTTATCCATTGCAGTATATATTAACTCTCCTACCTCTTTATCGTTATTTGCAGAGATCGTAGCTACTTGTTTAATTTGCTCTTCTTCAGTAACATCTTTAGATAATTCTTCTAAGTATTTTACTACATCTATTACTGCAGAATCAATACCTTTTTTAATATCTACTGAATTTGCACCTTTATTTAGTCGGTTAAGTCCTTGCTTATATATCTCTCTCGCTAGTAGTGTTGATGTTGTAGTTCCGTCACCTGCTAGATCGTTAGTTTTTGAAGCGACGTCTTTCACCATCTGTGCTCCCATATTTTCGATAGGATCTTCTAGTTGTATACTCTTTGCTACAGTTACACCGTCTTTAGTAGAGGAATTCCCGATTAGCGCATTTCTACCGGATGGTCCTAATGTAACTACTACCGCATCAGCTAATTTATCTACTCCTTTAAGTAGCTTCTGTCTTGCATCGTTTGAATAACTTATTTGTTTGCTCATATTACTTATCTTCGTTAATTGTTGCTAATATTTCTTTATCTTGTATTATGTAATATTCTTCTCCGTCATAGTCAAATCGAAGAGTTCCGATCTTAGGAACTAATACTACATCTCCTACTTTAGCTTGTACGGTGACGTATTTTCCGAACTCAGACATACGCCCTGGTCCTACTGCTAGTACTTCTCCTATTTCAGGTTTCTCTTTCCCCATATCAGGAATTACTATATTACCGTACATTTGTTCACCTTCGTCTAATGGCTTAATTAGAACTCGATCGTTCTGTGGAATTAATGATTTACTCATGTATAACTTTTTTTTATGTTTATATTAATATATGAATTTTATTTTAAAAGACAAACCCTAGAGCGGTTATAACCTATTTAATTTTAATTGTTTTTGCTTTTTTAGATTCCGCGATTGGAATAAATAGATGTAGCAAACCATCTTTCATCTCTGCTTCTAATTTCTCAAGTTCGAATTTAGCTGCAACTTTATATCCTAAATTAAAAGATCTAGAAGCTAATCCTTTATAAATGTAGCCGCTGTAGTCGAAGTTTTCGTCATTAGGTTTATCGTAGATAATTTTTAAAAGATCTCCATCAACTTCTAGTTGAATGTCTTTCTTAGTTAGACCAGTACAGGCAACTTCAAAATGAAGTCCTTCTTCGTCATAAAAAATATCTAGTGGGTGTGGTTGTTTGTTTTCAAACGTAGTTGGTTGAAAAACGCCGTCTGCCTTGAATAGGTTCCGGAATAGTAGGTCGAACGGTGTACGTTCTTTGAATAATGTACTCATATCATTTAGTTTTGTGAGGCCGAAGCTCTCGGTTAGTTTAAAATAAAAATTGCTCTAAGGTCTATCTCTATTTTATATACATATATACGTTTTTACTTTTAATGTCCTTCCTTCCAGTTATCTGCTATCTCTGGTGGTGCTTTAAGAGTTACTCCTGGTAGTACTAGATTAGTTTCCATTATATGCTGGACTATAGGTGCAAATTCTTCTGCTTGATCTTCTCTGATATTAATTACAAGTTGATCATGAACCTGCGCTTGAACTACAGCATCTATATTCATCTCTTTAGCTTTTCTATTTATTTTTAGAGCTGCCCGGTTTACTACAGATGCGGCTAAGCTTTGTAGTTGGTAGTTGAGACAGTTGTTGAGTCCGTTTTTATAGTCTCTATATATTTGAAGTACTCTATCTTTTCCGTATTGGTCTGATAATTGTTTTCTAAATTTCCAGTCTAGTATTTCATCTCCAAACTTTTCATAGATTAGTTTTACTTTAGGTAGGTGTCTAACTCTACCTACGTGGTTTACTATAAATCCATAAGCTTTTACCTGCTCTCTTGATAATTCCATCCAATCTTTTAGCTGTGGAAATCCATCTAAGTAACCATTTATTAATCGTTCTGCTTCTTTCTGAGGTACATCTAATGTCTTACCTAATGCGAAAGCTCCCATTCCGTATGGTACTCCTAATGCGTATCCTTTTGCAGTGTTTCTTTTTACTGGGTCTAGTTTCTTAAGAAATACAGGAGAGCTTCTATCCGGACTTACTCCGTTAGGGTACTTCCTTGTATCTTCTTCTAACTTTTCGGTTTTAATAGCAACCGTAGAGTAGAAGTCCCAACCGTTGTTAAAGATATCTTGTAGATTCTTATCTTTTGTTACAGATGCAAAGCAGTGTGGTTCTAAGGATTCGTAATCCGAGTCAATTACTTTCCTACCTTTTCCAGCTGTAAGGAATGCTCTTACTATATTTGTATACCTTACAATAATAGGTGCGTCTTCTCCTTCTTCTTTAGGTTTAGGTAGCTGTTGAGCATCTGATCCATACCGTCCTGATACTGTTCCGTGTTGCTTGAAGTAAAAGTAATATCTTCCGTTTTCACTTCTATCCAAAAATCGATCTACATATGTTGACTTAATCTTCAAGAGTTTATTATATATACGTAAATTTTCTGCCCAAGCATAGGTTTTTGAAAGATGTTCTAACATATCCATATCGAATTGCGCTTGTCCTTTCTTAGTCTTACTCTTAGCTTTAATCCCCATATAGTCAAATACTATCTCTCCTAAGTGCTTTTTAGATTGTATATTAATATGTTCACCGTCGTTCTTTTCTTTCCATAGGGACATTGAGATCCTTGCTACCTCAAGTTCATCTAGTATGTTTATGTCTCCTGTCAGTAGGTACTCTTTAGCAGGACTGTCTTCTAGTTCTTCTATATTTTTCTGAGTTAAGGAGTATTTTTTAGTCTTTTCTGATTTAGGTAAAGATAAAGAATATCTTTGAGCTAGTTTCTGCGCCCAACTACCTTTGTTATTAGGAGGGAAGTTATCGAAAGCAGTATTCATTACCCATTGCTTAGCTTCTGAGGTATCTAGTAAGCTTTTCATAACAATGCTTTTATTCTTTTCTAAATCTTTTACAATATTCTTATGAGTTTCTTCTAGCAAATCCATATCTAGATCAACTCCAAATTCTTCCATAGGTATTGTAACTTCCTTATAAATCGGCATTACTTCATCTTCGAAAAAAAACTTCTCTAAGTTCTCTTCTTTTAACCTCTTAAGGAAGTGGTTACACAGTCTTAAAGTTAAATCAGTATCTGCAGAAGCATACTTAGATAGTACATCTAAATCTGCTTTATATATTTCAAAGTTGGTTTTTGTAACTTCTCCTCCATTTTTTTTAATAGATCCTTTCAGTTCTAATTGCTCTTCGTTAGCTGCTTTTTCTACATCTAACCCGATTTCTTCTTGCACTGATATTGCTAGGGGTTTAAGTCCGAATACTCCCATACCTGCTCCTTCTTCTTGTACTGTGTGTACTAGTAGTAATGTTTCTACCCAGAGGTCTTCTAATAAGTCTACGCCGTAGTAGTTCTTAATATAACGGCAGTCAAACGAAGCATTATGCATTACAAGTTTCTTACCTTTCAACATCTTAAGGAGGTTCTTAGAGATAACTTCAGTACTTTGTCCGTTTATCTCTTGAGTTACTAGCTCCTCTTTCTCGTAATCCCATACTAAGGTAGGAATATAAAATCCAATCCCTTCTTCTCCGGAAATAGACCATCCTACAATCTTACCGCTTCTCATGTTAAGGGAAGTAGTTTCTGTATCGACTGCGATTACTTCTGATTCTTGTATATGTTGATACATTAGTTTTAACGTCTCAGTATCTTGGACGGTATAATACTTCTTTTCTATATTCATATTATTAAAATAACATTTTAAATCTTGTAACTGACATTCCGGATTTTTCTAAAGCCTCGTTAGTAGCTTTAACCATGTTCTCACCGTAAGTGTAAATACCTTCTTCGCCGTTAGTTAATACTCCGATAACTTCTCTTTCTTTAAACCCAATAGCGCTCCTAGTTCTACCAAACTCTTCTGCTAAGAGCTCTCGTACAACTTTTACGTCTTTGTTTTTAATCATTGAAAGGTATCTATCGAAATAAAGTCGACATTCCTCCAATGGCCATTCTTTGTAGTGCTTTTCTGCTTTTGACATAATATAACCGTTTTATTTACCTAAATATAAGAAAAAAGTGGCAATTAAGCCACTCTTTTTTTAACTTTCTCCGTAGATATCCCAAATCTCTGGTTCTGGTTCGTCTATAATTTCTACTTCCTCTACTAAGGCATATAACTTCCCATTCAACGGCTCTAACCTGTAGTGTCCTTTAAATTTAGTTTTTCGCATATACTGTGTTAATGCTTGAACTAATCCTTCAATAACATTCTCTCGGTCTATTACAAGTTCCCAGTTATCTCCAGGAGGTACTCTTTCTGCTATGAGTTCTTTTACTTCATGAACTTTCGTATCCATTACACTATTGATTTACCTAATATTAAACATGATTCGTCTTTGTGAATTTTGACTGAATAATGTGTGTCGTGTTCTTCTATAACTAAAGGTAAGTCTTTATAACTCTTATAGTTATCGTATACGTATTGTTGTACTTTCTCCATTACTGTCTTAATGTTTTAGCGATTCTATAAGCTGGATTAGTGAAGAAGTCTGGTATTAGATGTGAGTGAGATGCTCTAATTGGATTAATGTCTAACCCTCCTCTTCTAGTGTATAGACATGCTACCATTAGTTCTTCTGGTTCAAAGGCATCGTTTAAATGCTTATATACCATTTCGCATATCTCTTCATGGAAGTGACTTACTGTCCTGTGACTCACTATGTACTTAGCGATCGATTCAGGTGTTGGTATTTTATCTCCCTTTAGTCTTATATATACATCCCCCCAATCCGGTTGATTAGTTACTCTACAGTTAGAACGTAGTAGGTTAGATTTTAATCTAACAGTCATATTAATATCATTATCAAGTTCCTCAGCTTCTAATTGAGAGGAGTCGGATTGAAATGCTGTAAAATCTATTTCATCTAAATCAGCAATTTCTGCTATATCTAAAAAAGTTCCTGGAAATGTAAAGGCTTCAGTATCCTCTTCGGAAGTATAAAATGAGACTGTTGTATCAGTTTCTAGCAATTTATCTAGATCTCTTTTAACTCTTGCTTCTATTCCTAGGATACAGTCTGATGCTGTGTTTCCTATTCTAGTCATATTTAAAGAATTAAGATATAGTTTGATTGATTTAGATTCTACATGATATTCACTATCTGAAGGACATACTATTTTAAGCATACCTGCTACTGGTTGTCCTTTAGTTGTAATAGCAGAAACTTCATAACAGTTCCATGTGTCTACTCCTACAAAAGAGTCTGATGTTAATTCGTATCCCTCTCTATTTAGGTACCTTGGTACTTTTACTAATAAGTCTGGATTGTATTGGTCGGAGTATCCGTCTCCTCCAACTTTACCTAAATGCTTTCCTGCAATTTTTACTACTTCTTCGTAATTTTTTACTTTTGTCATAATTTTATTTTTAGTTTTTTGATCCGCCATCGTAACTTACAGCATGACCGTTTTCGATTAGTAGTTTATTTAATGAGGTTTCTTCTCCTTTAATGAAAATATCAGCGAGTACTCTTCCATACTTACCTTTGCCGTAAGATTGTATTTCAAATCTTCCTTCATTTAACATTAAATAAGCTTCTGTGAATGCTGATGCTTTTAATCCTTTAACTTTTTCTGCTTTATCTCTAGTTCTCTTTTCCCAAGTATCTACTCCTTTAAACCTTAACCTTGCTTTTATCCAAGTATCAAATCCTAAGTCAATCATGACATCCGCTGTGTCTCCGTCGATTACTCTTACTAACTTTGCTCCGTATCTATACATTCTCAAAATATTCAATTAAAAATTCTTTTCGGTATAACATTACTTTTCCGGTATATGTTTTAGTTTTTACCTCTCTAATATTAACCGGTTCTTTCTTTATCTTTGCTGCTCTATATACATCTGCACCTAGTTGTGTTCCTGCAGGATACCCTAAGTGGTCAAATAATGATACTGTAGCTTGTTTTTTATTAGTATAATCGGCTCCATCTATCACGATATCTTCTGTTTTAAAGTTTAACATTATTTTATAAAATTTAATATTTGGTCTACTCTTTGCATAGGAGATCCCGTAATGGTAAGGTAGGGTTTTCTTATGTCATTAAGGAGTGCTTTAAATTCTTTATCAATCTTTACTCTCCATTCTTCATCTACACTACGTACTCCATCATCTACTGATTTGAATTCTATAGGGAAGTATATGTAATGAGTGTATTCATTCTTTACCCTGTTCCAGGTGTCTTCTATATAACTGTGGCTAGAAGTGTCAATACCCGGCATAAAATTAGAATATACCATCAGGTCCATATAACATCTATCTAATAGAAGATTACCTGGCCGTAATAAAGCTTCTAAATGAAAACTACTTATAGCTAGTTGAGTTTTAGAAGTTCCTTTTTCATTAATAGGAAATCCATACTCTGCTACTGTTCTAGTAGACTCGTTAATAAATTCGTATTTAGGTAGTTTATTTTTTAATAATTCATATACAGTAGTCTTACCCGTACTACTTGCTCCTACTAGTGCTATTCTTTTAACCATTTAATGTACCTATTTGTTTAGACAATATAAGAAATTTTTCTATACGCTCCACCTTTTTCTCTTGATATTCTGTAATCGGTATGTGTAAAAATTCTTCAGGGAATAACATTCTCATCGCTGCCATAAGGTCACCATATTCTTGTAGAAGTCTTTCTTTGTTAGTAAGTTCTCCTGGCTGAGTACCGGTTGGGTCAGTTAGTCCGAATCTTAATGCTTTAGTAGATCTTTGAGTTACTTCAGCACATTCCTCAGCTATAATTGTTAATAAATGTTCTTCTCTTGTCATAAAGATTTCTTTAAGAAAGTTACCCATAAGTACATCGATCTATCTCTAGTTACTTTCCACATCTCTTCTTCTGTAATATTATATGCATTAAATCTTTCTTCTGCTATAATCTTTCCTTCATCTACTCCAGCTGTAACTTTATGTAGAACACATCCCATGACTTCGTGTTTAGAGTTAAAAGCTCTGATTTGAGGGTCTTTACCTTTTAGTTCAGGGTACTCGGTGATGAGTCCTGGATGTCCGTTTATTATTGTATGTTTCTCGCATATCTCTGCAGGCATAATCCTTAGCCACCCATGTAAAGTTACTAGAGGTTCTTTGTAGTACTCTAATACCTCTTCTAGTTCTTTTTGAGTAGGTTTATTAGAGATTGTTACTAGCCTAGTAGATTCTTTTATGTCTGGGTGTATCTGTCTGAGAGAGTTTGGTCTTTCATTCGTAACTATTACGTCAGGCCACTTCCCTATTGCATTTACTATTTCAACTATCTCACTTCCGGTTTGAGAAAAAAAAGCGATCCACTTATATTTCATTTTACTTTACTTTGCTTTTAATATTTTCGTAAGCTGTCGGGTATCTGTATTTTCCATCAAATACCCAATATTTTATCTTATATGTAGATCCTGCTGGTTTTTCTTTTTCTATCCTTTCTATAGTTCCTTTAAGAATCTCTCCTATAAAAGTAAACTTTACATTATCTCCTACTTTATACCTTTTTAGTCCCATTAACAAACCATTTAAACTTATGTATATTGTTTAAGATTAAATTAGTATCTCCAACCTCGTGATTCATAAGTTCATGAAGTTTTTGAGATTCTTTATTCCACAATCCGTCTGATTTATATCCGATTCCTTTTATCCCATGTACTACTGGGTTACTAGTATCTAATGAGTATATCCAATCGTATTGCGAGTAGAAAGAAAATTCTTGAGGTAAACTACAACCTAGTAGATGATGCTTCTTATCTTCGTTTATAATACCGTCTCTTAGTAAATCTCCTAGTAGCTTAACACGTCCTAGCATCCAACTAACGTATTTGTTAGGGTGAGAGATAGTCTCAGTGTAGTACGAATAGTCGAAAGAAATAGCAATCATATCTACATCTGCCATTTTATCCATATATTCGTAGCATGCTACTATTTGCTTATAGGTCTTACCCTGTACTACTCCTATTTTCTTACCGTAAGCAGCATCTGCATACCTTAGATTCCAGTCTGCCATTTGAGACATAGTCTTTTTAGTATCTTCTAGAGCGTCTGGGACTATGTACCATTCTGGTTTTAATTCGTTGACCCAGTGTATAAATTTATCGGAATCAAAAGCTTCTTCTAATTCAAATATTGAATTATCTAAAATAACCTCTCTACCTTTATTTACTGCATCTTTAAATTGTTGAAAATATTCTTTATCTTCTTCAAATAAATGTACTAATGCGTAATCGTAGTCTGTATATTCCTGCACTTCCTTGAAAATACTCTTAGGTGCTTCATGCGCTATTTTTATATTACTCATCTATCTCTATATTACTTATTGATGTCCTTAAATCTTGCATTGCTTTATCTAACTCCTCTAAATAGCCATCACTACTTAATTCTGCAGATAATTCAGTTAACGCTTTTATTGCTATAGAGTACGGCACCATCTCCATCTTATGGCTTTCTATGAATATCTTGTGATCTTCTAAATTAATCATTACTACTTGTTTTTAATTGTTCTTCTGTAAAAAACTGTCTTAAGTCGGGTCTGAAGTAATTGATTGATTTCATTACTTTCTTATCTCTAGACCTGTATACAATATACCTGCCTTCCTCGATTCTCTCAAAATGACAGGCCTCACCTTGTTCCTTACTTCTTTGGCTGACGGTCTGTATGGCTTCCTCTTCAGTTTTGCAAGCTTTCGACATATTACTTGCTTGAACTTCTTGATATGCTGGCCATACCTTATCCTTAATACCGTGTAGCATAGCACCGTTCCCAAGGGAAACATAAGTAATATCGCACAAAGCATCCAGAACTTCCACAATATCTCCTCGTTCGCAAGCTTCTCTATATTCTTCGAGCTCTTCGAGAATGAAGTCATAAACAAATTGCCATTCTTTCTTTTCTGGGATTGTTGGTTCATAGTTGTTTGGTTTTCCAAATGTATGGTTGAAGATTTCTACCTCATTAATGAAAGGTACATCTACTTCGCTGAATAAGCTTAATTGATTGTTCATAATTCTAATGTTTACATATTGATGCTAATTCTATATTCTTGTAGAATTCTGCTTTTGCTGAATCTTCGTTTAGGAATGCTCCTGTTAGTTTTGCTGTTTGCATTGAAGCACCTCTATGCTTTACTCCTCTACACGATACACATGCATGAGTAGCATTAACCTGTACTGCAACTCCTAAATTACCTTCACATATCTTGTCTACTGCATTATGTATAGCTACAGTTAATTGTTCCTGGATAGCTCCTCTTCTTCCGAATTGCTCTACTATTCTATTTAGTTTAGATAGCCCTACTACCTTGCCATCTTCCGAAGCAATATAAGCAATACTTACTGTACCTCTAATAGCTTGATGGTGATGCGAACACATAGACATTATAGGTATATTACTTTCTTGCACGATACCGTCATACCCATCGGAAGGGAATGCTGTGATACGGTCTAGAGGGTTATACCTTCCTGCCCATAAATCATTAACGTATGCTTTCGCTACTCTATGAGGAGTATCGGATGAATTAGGATCGTCTTTATAATCGCATCCTAATGCAGTTAGAAAATCTGCATAAGCGTTTGCTGCTCTTTCTATAATTACTTGTTTCTCATGTTCAGTTAACCTAGCTTCAGGTCCTTCTGCCTTCTGCTTCTCTGCTAATTGTCTTGATATACCGTTCGCATATCCTGCTTTTACTAATTCTGTTCCGTCTATAAACTTTTTAGGCATAAATTTTAATTGTTTTTTTTGAGGTTCTACGACTCATTAATATAATAGTAATAATATAAGTAATTTATTTTAATTCTCCAAATAATCTTGAACTGCTTTTGCACTACTATCTTCCCATGGGAAAACTAACCAGTTATCGTTGTGTATACTAGTACCTGTAATTGTGGGTAAGTAGGTAGTGCTATGTCTTGTTGCTAAAGTAGCAGTTATGAAGTTATGTCTGTGTATTTGAGCTAGTGTATTTCCGGAATCTGCTATGTCATCTATAACTAATATTTGTTTTTTTATATTTCCAGGTAGTGCTTTAGCAGCTTCTAGTCCAATATACGGTATATTAAATTTGTGAGATATTAGTATTGCAGGGATTAACCCGCCTCGTGGTATTCCTGTAACAAATTTAGGTGTATCTAAACCTTCTAATTTTTCTCCTATATTATCTATCTGAGTATTAATCCATTGCCAGTTATATAACTCTTTTTTTACCATTTTTTATGTATTAGTTGTTGTCCATCTTTCTGATATTATATATTCAGTAGATTCGGTTTTTACTTGTTTTAGTTTCTCTTTTAGGAAGTCCCATTGCTTAGGGGAGAGGTTGTAGTGGTGTACTCCTTCCACAAATCCTCTAAGCCATTGTATAAATTCTTTATCAGACATCTTGCTTAAAATTGATAGTTAATTCTGAGGATATTCTCCAAATGTTTAGCTTTTCTCTGGTCCCTTCTGTGTTGAAGATTGCTTTATTATTTGGTATCCCCATTTCTGTTAAGTAGTTCTTTATCTCATCTACAGTCACATATTCTTCTTCCACTCCTTTCCAAGGGTTTTCGTATATTAAGTATACATTAAAGTTAGAGGATTTATAATCCCATACTGGTTTTCCGTTTACGGTTATTAGTTTCTTACCTATTCCTGGTTGCTCTAATATCTCTTTAAAGTTAATCATTTTCTAAATATTCTTTTAATTTATCACAGAGTCCTAGTACTTCATCAGGCTCCATCGTTATTGCACAACATGTATTAATATTATCCATTATTTCTTCTAGTATTTCTAAAGCTTCGTGTTTGTCCATTAAACTTCTCTCTGATCTTCAAAGGCAATAATGTGAGGTCTCCAGGTCATCCTGTATCCGTTATCTCTCACCCAGTCAAATACTAGTGGGTACGATTTAAACAAAGATTCTCTTGAATCTCCAGCAGGCATAAACCATACTTTATCTTTGATCCAAGTCTGTAATTGACTTTGTGTGAAAGCTTCAGTCCATGCTGTTGCTCCGTAGTACCTTTCTTGCAGGTTTCTTATCAGTTCATCAATGAAGTTTTTTATTTCAGCTAAAGCTGTTTCGTCTTTTCCGTCCCATACAGGTTTTAAATGAAAATCATCATGGTGTATTATTGAGTCAGCTATAGCGTCAAGATTAAGTCTAAACTTATTATGCCTTTTTACCATTCTTTCGTCCGTAATCGCTCCTTGAGGAGTTTTAACTCCCACCACAGGAACTGAATTACTAAATTTAGGGCTAATAGACAACAGATTAATAGGATAATCAGTGGGGAGAAAATGCGATCCTTCAGTTTCGATAGTAATAAAGATATTATTTTCATGTGCAAAATGTGTTAGTTCGTTTACTAAAGCAGGATGCATTGTCGGTGAACCACCTGTTAACATCATTTCCTTTATATGAGGATTATCTTTATATGCTTTAATAATATCTTTAAAAGTAAACTGCCCTTTTTCTGGATGGATACTTGTGTACCAGCTGTCGCACCATCCTCCTTCACCAAAGTAACACCTATGTGTACAACCTGTAGTCCTAATTACTACTGTCGGGTACCCTGCTCTTGAACCTTCTGACTGTACTGCAGTATAGATCTCTACAATAGGTAAGTTCTTATCGTAATCCTCTATTCTTTTAAGCTTCTTCATATATTGCGCTGTTTTTTTGGTGTTCTCTAAACTCTACTTTTGTTACCTTAACCCTACCTTCTGTCTCTGTGTGTATGAATGGAGCTACTTTATCAAATATAAACTTAGCAAACCTTTCTGCTCCTGTAGCAGGTACAATTCTTACCTGTGCTACACCTGCTTCACCCATCTTTAAGAAGGAGTCTTTAAATGGATCATCTTGCGCTACTAAGAATGTATGATCAAACATATAATCCATCCATTCCTTAGGAGACATTCCGTCTATTTTTCCTTTTGCTCTTTTCATACCTCCAAAATCCCATACCCAGTTTCTTTCATCTAAATCTCCTTCAAACCAGAGTTTAAATGAAATTCCGTATCCATGTAGTTTTTGGCAATGTGTACCTTCTGCTCTCCATTGACGGAATACTGTAGAGAATCCGTCAAATACTTTTGTTGATGTAAATTTATTCATAGTTATAATTTATACTAGTTCTTCTCCAATTCCAACTATTTCTGCTGTAAATAAACCTATAAAGCCTATTTCAAACATACCGAAGAATCCAAAAGCGCATGCTCCTAGTCTTATGGCAGATTTAATAAAAGATATTCTCTGGTGTAATTTCGGATCAGGTATCTTCTGTCCGTCGATTTTGATAGAGTTTCTATTTTCTCTATCCCATAACTCATTGTGTATTTCTTCTTGCATACGTGTGTTTTTAAAGTGGTGCTACGACACTGTTATCGCTTAATAAATATAGTACTTTATAACTTACTATCCAACTCTTTTACTCTATTATATAAATTTTTACATTCCCCCACTTACCGTACTTCATACTTTTATTTACTAAAAAATCAATACGTTTTGTCCATCTCTTATTCATTCGATCTTCTACTGTCCACTCTCCATCCATCTCCCCAGCATTCTCTATACACACCTTGGTGCCCATAGTAAATCCTAGTTTCTCTAAATCTCTAGAGACAGCAATCCATCTATGTCCTGCAGGATTACTTTCATCTATCTTTTTAAGAGAGGCAGTAGTTAAATAGTCTGCGTTTGTCTGTGCTGGATCAGCATGGTAGATGGTAGCCAAGACTGTAGTTATGGCTAGAATAATTAATTTCATATAACTTGTTTTTAATTAAATGGAACGGTTTCTTCTTTTACCGTCCCATTGTACTTTTTTAGTGTTTAACATAACGTACCTACCTACTCTATTATTAAAAGTGTTTCTGGTATCGTTAGTATGTGGTTGACCGTTTTGTTGATCGCTTATAGTTCTCATTACTTTATTCTACTTAATTAACATGAGCTTATAAATATGCAGATAAAACGTTTTCAACGTGCTTTCTAGCAACTTCGTACCCTACTTCTCCTGTCTCGTCTTCATACTGAACTGGATCAGGTCTCCCTAGTGCAATAAATGCTTCGATCCTTTCTACTGATGAAGCTGATTTATAGTCTGAGTTACCGCTTGGGTAAGGTTTGTATGATGTATTTGTTCTTTTATATACTTCATTAAAGTTAATCCCAAGTTCATCGCATAATCTCTCACCATCTATTAAAATACCTAATTTATCAGTATCTAAATAAGGAGTAAAGTACCCTACTCTGTCTGCATCCCAATTTCCCATTCTAAAAGCTGCATCATCTGCATCTCTAAATTCTTGTCTACAATCAGGGTATATAGCATGATCACCAGCATGAATTCCTAATGCTATATCACAGGTCTCTTCTGTTTTATTTGCTACTGATAAGGCTACTGCTTGTACTATTGAAGCAAACATTTTATTCCTATTAGGAACAACTGTTTCTTTCATATTGTCATTTTCATAATGCCCTTCTGGAACATCTTTACCTCCTTCAGTCAATGCTGAATCGAGTAACTCTACTAATCCATCTAATTTAATTTGACGATAATTTACTGTACATCCATTATAACAATTATCATCTGATGGGCAATTTTTATTGATATAATCTACTAATTGTTGAGCTCTTTCTAACTCTACTCTATGTTTTTGACCGTAATCAAAAGATATAGCTGTTACAGAGTCATACTCTTTTAATGCTCTTAATAATAATGTTGAGGAATCCATCCCTCCTGATAAGGATACTACGCAATGTTTTAACTTGTTTTCCATAATTTGTACTATATTTAATATTTGCCAGGTATTGCTAAGTGTATAGGCACACACGTTTTATTTTTTATAATATACGAAAAAGTAGTTGTTCTACCAACTACATTTACATAAGGTTAGAATAAGGTTGATAAAATATAAGCTAACTTATACCCTATGAATGCCCCAATTGTAGTCGGTATTGGAAATACTATAAACTTTCCTAAACTTGTTACGTATTTAGGTCTATTGACTACCCTACCTAAGAAAAAGTAATACACCATATACCCTAATAGTACTAAAATATCTACTCGCTCTGCAATAAATACGACGAGTATTGCTCCTAAGAGTCCGAATATAAAGTTATCTAGTACCGAGTTTAGTAATTCTGGACGGGATGTTTCTCTGTATTCTTTTTGAATCTTTTTTAAACTCATTTAATCTTATTTATGCACAATTGCTTTGTAATTATCTAAATCCTGCTGGGTATCAATCCCTTTATATCTTTCTGCTGTTAGTGAGTACTTAAATTCGAATCCGTTATCTGCCCATCTAAGTTGTTCTAATTGCTCTGCAGTTTCATTATCTGTTTTTCTCATTCTACTAGAGTGAATTCTCTCTACAGTATCTTTACCGAATCCGTATATTCCGATATGTCTCTTGAATGCTGATTGTGTGTTGTATAGTGGACTTCTTGTAAACATTAAAATTTTACTAGAATCTACATAGGCTTTCACTGTGTTTCTATCGGTTTCTTGTATTTTTGAAAGCGGACCGACAAGTGTTGATATACTTTCTGTATTTTTTTGTAAAATACGTACTACATTGTTGATGTCGTTTTCGTTAATCATCGGTTCATCTCCTTGTATATTAATAACAAAATCATATACATCTTTAAATGATTCATAAGCTTCAATAACCCTATCTGTACCTGTTTCATGGGAAGGAGAAGTCATAACTACCTCTCCCCCGAATCCTTGAACTGTACTGAATATTAACTGGTTGTCAGTTGCAACTACTACTTTATCGACTTGTGATTTTTTTACAGCTTCGTAGACCCATTGGATCATCGGTTTTCCTTTAATATTACATAACGGCTTTCCCGGCAGTCTTGTTGATCCCCAACGTGCTGGGATAATTGCAACGGTCTTATTCACTACTCTATACTAGTTAGTATTGACAATTTCTCTTGTATACTCTTCCATTCTTTAATATACGATTTTATCGTTTTGTAGTGGACGTTGTTATTGTTTAACATCTCTCTACATGTTGCTTTAAGAGCAGAGTTGAAGGTTGATGGATAACATATCGTTTTTATATATTCTGTGTTGTTTTCTCCTTTTGTTACTCTCTCGTATAGAGTATATCCTCCGGAAGATGATTTACAGATGAAAAACGGTTCTATTACTGGGTCTTCTATTAGTGTATCCCCTGCTGGGATAGAGTCTGGTTTTCTTAACATAACTTTATTTTATTTTTTATTTATTTCCAATATAACTGTATCATTACTATGATAAATGCAAGTAGTAATGTTATTGTTGTTTTTAATGTAATTGCTTCTCCTAGGTGTATATATGTCAATATAGCCATTATAATCATTCCTGTTGAAAATCCTATAAGTCGGCCTGGCCACAGTAGTCCATCAAATCCTGCAACTACGTACCTAGAAGCATAGATGAGAATATAACTTATAGGTACTCCTATCAATGCTAATGTTAATGGCCTTTCTTTAGCCCAGTTACTGAAGAATTGGGAGTTTGTTTGGTACCATATCAATGCTTGAGCGATAGTAAATAGTATAAAAGCTATAAGTACATTCCTATTCACCTAATATTAGTGTTTTTAAAGTATTTTCGTCTAATCTACCTTTACGTATTTCTGTTTTTCCGTCCTTTATTATAATTGTAGTTGGTATAGATTGAATATCATACTCTTTGCTTAGTCCTGTATCGTCGGCTTCTATATTTACGTTCACGAACTTTGCCTGTTCTTTTAATTCTTCTGATACTTTATCAAATACCTTAGCGTAAACCTTACACGGTCCACACCAGTTTGCATAAAACTTGATTACTTCTATCATCTTACTCCTTTATTTTTATAGGTATTTAATCGAGATCGTTTACCTGGTTTATTATTAGTATTAGTTGTTTTACCTTTAGGCCTGTTTAGCGTTGGCATCCATTCCATTAATTGGGTGTACATCGCTTTTGCTGAGTTTTTAGACATATTTCTTTATTTATGATTATATAGTATAAAGATACGAAGACTTTACCGGTTCTACAACTATTTCATAGTGTTTCCATCAACGGTTATTTCATGCCAATGTACTCTTCCTTCCTCTATTGCTTTCTTAATATTTTTCTGTTTGCCCATCAGGAACGCACTACCGCTCTTAACTTCTACAAAGTGTACTGAGCATTTTGTCTTACTTCCAGTGTTAGAGAAAGCTACATAGTCTATCGGCATTCCTAAAAATTGGCAGTCTTCTACCGGTACTGGGAATTCATCTAAGAACGGTACGAAGTGTTCTATCGTTTTACCCCACTGTACTGCTCCAGATCTTTTCTTAGCATCAGCTCTTATAGCTTTTCTTTCTTCTTCGAATTCTACTTCTTTCTCCTTTATCTTTTTCTCTAGATCTCTAATTATACGTCTAGATACAAAAAACATTATTAGGCAGAGTGTGAATAGTACTGTACTTATATAGGTCATAAATTATTGGTTTTTTCTTGTATTATTTCTCTTTTTTGGTGTATTCTGTGTGTTAGTTCTTGACCTGCTTGTTCTTACGGGTACACTAGTACTAATACGTCTCGGTTGAGGATTATTTATATTACTTCTATTACTATTTCTAATAATAGGTCTTGTGTTTGTATTTTCCGGAACTCTATGAACTCTTCTTCGAGTGTTTTTATTACCGTGTATAACCTCTGTTGTTATATACCTTCCTCTCACAGTGTTAGTGTTGGATCTTCCTCGAGAAGGGTTCAGGTGATTATCCCAGGTATTCCAGTTATTCCAGCCATAGTAATTATTCCAACCGTAGTAGTTGCTCCAACCATAGTAACTGCTCCAGGAATGTCTCCATCTTCTTCCGTAATCATAAGGGTACCCCCATATCCAGTCGTTCCACATTTGATTCCTATCCCAATTAGGGCTATATCCTAAATACGGATTATAGTAGTTGTACCTGTTATTTAGTAGCATCCTATTCCAGGTAGGGTGTCTAGGTTGTCTCATCATATAGTGAGCGTAATCGTATCTGAAGTTAAAGTTGTTTGCAAGTAACATATTTAACTTATACTCTGTATCTATAACCTGTACCCTAAAATCTGGATTTCCGTTATAGTATTGAGTATCTGTACCTATGCTGCTTACGCTTACTTGAGATACTGTACAGCTAAGTGTAAGTATTAGGAGTATTCCTATTATTAGTATTTTTTTCATAACTAGTGTGTTTTAACCTTCGCAGGCGCTACATGTTAACAGTTCTTGGGAGAATTGCTGTGCAGCATTTAAGTTGTACTGGTAGTATAATGATTTGATTCCTTTATCGAAAGCGTCTAAATGAAGTTTAATTACGTCTTTAGGAGCTGAATTAGGGTGTATCGCTAGATTAATAGATTGTCCCATATCTATATGTTTCTGTCTTTGGGCAGCTAAGTTTACTACATCTACTTGAGATATTTCATGGAATAGCTTAAAAACATCTTTTTCATGTTCTGATAGGAAGTTTAAATGTTGTACAGAACTTCCGTGGGTTAGTATACTTTCCCAAACTTCTTCTGTATCTTTTCCTTTACTTCTAAGTAGTGCTTCTAATTCTCTATTCTTCCATTCTACTTGTACTTTGGCTACCATTTTTTCTCCATAGTTTATTTTGTGAGGTTCAATACCCTCACTGTATGCCATTGTAACTCCTCCATCTATAAAGCTAGTAGATTTTTTAGGAGCTTGAGCCATACGACTTGTATTACGCTCTCCGTAACCCTCTAACATTTTAGGTTCTCCGAAATGCTTAGCCATCCACTTAGATGCTCTATCTCCTTCTTTCCTCATAGTAGAGAATATATCTCCGTTAATAGTAATAGAAGGTACTGTTCCGAATGCTATATTATTCTTCTGCAGGTAGGAGTGGAATGAAGAGATTCCCATACCAATTGCTCTATGCTCTTTTGCAAATTTTATGGCAGATTTTATTGCTGGTATTTTTTCACCTTTTTCTATATACTCTTCTATAACGCAATCTAGTAGGATATTCATATCAAACAGAAAGTTAGGGTCTTGTTTTATTTCGTCCCAATGGTATGCGTTTATAGAAGATAGGCAGCAAGCGAATGTTTTTTCGTAATCTGTATATTCGATAGCTTCAGCACATATGTTAGCGTTACGTATTCTCATACCTTTATCTATATATGCTTGAGAAATACCTTTATTTGAATTTTCTTCATCTAGAATATACGGAAATCCAGCTTCTTTTCTAGTGTTTAGTATCTTAGTGAATATCTTTCTCTTTTCTTTATCGCCATCCTTTAGTGCTTGTCTAAAACCTTCAGGAAGTACAACTGCAGTGGTAACTGTAGTCAGAAATCTCTGCTTATCCTTAGGTATACGTTCTGTTCCGATATCTAGGAAATCCATGATTTCTGGGTGGTCTGTATCGCAGTAGAAGGTGATGAATCCTCTTCTTTGAGAATTTTGAGCTGTCTTACTCATCATATCTGCGTAGAGTTCTATCCATTCCATAATACTATTAGCTTCTCCTCCAGACTTAATAGGAGATCCAAGCGGACGTAGGTCAGATACGTTTACAGCAGTGCCTGCTCCTCTACTAGCTAATATACCTGTTTCGTAAAACCTACTGTAAATACCGTCAATAGAGTCTTCTATTATAGAGTGGTTACAGCTGATCGGTAGGTTATGTTCTGAGCCGAATGATCTTAGTACTGGTGTTGATAAGGAAGTCCATCCTTTACTTACATACCCTTCAAATCTTTTACCTATATCTTGTAGGTACTCTCTAGCTTCTTCTGTTTTTGCTAGTTTAGTTGAGTATTTCTGTACTGTGTTACATATTATTTGGAATCTCTGTTCAGGTGTTTCTCCTTCATCTAAATAACCTCTTTTTAACATATCTCTTTGCTCTTCATCTTTGAGCCATTCCAAATTTAATCCCATGCGTCTTCTGTAATTAGGTTTTGTTTATTATAATCTGTGCTTTTTTGTGCGAAAAAATCGAAGGAAATTGGTGCTTTTGCCATTCTATCAAAATATTCTGTTGGTTTTAGTAGTTCTTTGTCTACTTCAAACTCTTTCTTATACCCTATCAACTCTAATCCGTGGTTAAGTCTTTGTTTTGTATATTCTTTAATTACTGCTTTAGGCATAAACTCCAATTCTCCTTTTTCAAACACCCAGTCAATTAGCTCTTCTTCTGCTTTAAGTGCTTTTCGGATATTTCTACGAATCTTATCTTCCATCTCTGCATCAAACCACTCCGGGTTTTCGTCTTTAATAATTTTTATCAGCTCTGCACCAAATTGAGCGTGTATAGCTTCTTCTTTCGAAGTTGCATTAACAACTGTTGTAAAATTAGTAAACATATTCTTATACTTACCGAATGCTGATATTGTTAGGAAGTTAGCAAATAAACTTGCATTCTCCACCAGTAAAGTAAATAAAATTAGTGATTTTGTAAACTCTTTATTAGATCTAGATGTATACCCTTTTAGGTACTTATTCAAATAGTTTACCCTACCTGCTATTTCAGGTATTTCCATAATATCTTCAAACGCTCCGTCTAATCCTAGTAGGTCTAATCCTTGTTTATATGTTCTCCTATGTACAACTTCATTCCCTGCAAATACATGTCCTGCATCTGCTACCTCTGTCTTTGGGCACCTAATATCTATCCTAGCCCATGACGTTTTTACTTTATTTTCAACTACTCCTATACAGAGCATAGATCTCTTCATTGCTTCTTGCTCATGAGGTTTAAACTTTGTCTTGAAGTCCCTGACATCTCTGTCGTAGTCAAAATGTTCTGGTGTCCAGAAAGCTTCCCAAATTACGTTTGCATACCTAAGTAAATGTGGGTAATCGTTTCCTCTAACATCTTCGCTTGGTTCGAATATGTTCTTTTTCATAAATTTTTAAATTGTTAGTTTGTTAATATTACTAGATTAAAAAATCTCCAATAGAGAGGTACTTTTTATTGGAGATGCTTTCATAAATAGCATATATATTCTACTTTTTGTCAAATAATTCAGACATCTTTTCTCTAGATAGAGTAAATGTAGGTCCACCGTTACCTCCGTCTATATCATCCAAGTCTGTTTTTCCGTCAAACTCTATATGTCCGTTATTAGTGTCCATTTTTACGTTGTAAGTCATACCGTCCATTCCGTACCGATTTTTCATTACGTGTATTCTACCTGTACCTAGTACTTTATCTTCTTTCTGTCTTGATAACGATAAACATAAATCTGCTACCATCATTTTATCGTAGGATCCAGCAGCTTTATCTCCCTCTATAATAGAATCTTTAGCTCCCATTCTATTAACTTGTGAAGGTGTTAATATTGGTATTTTTAATTCTTTAGCTAATCCTTTGGTTGCAATAAATACATCGTCGATCTCGTCTTTTCTTTCGAAACCTTTTCCTTTTGATGGCCCTCTTAAATAATCTACGTAATCGATTATTACTAGGTCTGGTTTATGGTCTACATCAACACATTTCTGAATGTGTGATTTTATAGTATTTACTGTTGCGCTTTTTGGTGGATATTCTTTGACTATTAATTTCCCTTTCAAGTTATCTACTTGTTTTTCGACTTCTTTTCTGTGTTTATTAACCTCATCAATAGAGTACCCTGTAAAATAGCAGTCAAATCTTTTACCAACGTAGTCTTCCCCGAGCTCCAAAGTGTAAAAATTGACCTTATACCCAAGCTTAACAGCATGAGCAGCAATAGCAACCATAGTCCACGACTTACCGCCACCAGGATTACCAAATACAATACCCAAATCCCCGGGTCCAAATCCTCCTTGAATAGCATCATTAAGAATAGGCCAAGGAGAAGGGATGGTAGGACGGTAATCAGTTCTATACCTAGTCTCAATATCTTTATTATATTCATGTCCAATATTTTTATCCATTCCTGCTTTCATAGCTTTTTCAATAGTATCTCTAATACCGTCAAAATCTCCTGCTTGTAGTAGGTCTGTAGAGTTTAGTATTGCTTGTTTCATCTCTTGATTCTTACAAAAAGTTTGAAACTCTTCCTGTACATACTCTAGATCTTCTTGTGATGCTTCATACGAGTTACGTAACTCTTCTTTCAAAGCTATCTTTAATATGTCGTTGTTTTCTTTTTGTAATTCTACCTTCAGTACATCCATACTAACTGTTGTATGGTATTTATCGAAGTATGTTGATATTTGATTAATTATCCATTTATGTGCATCTGAATCAAAGTAATCGTCTACTAGTACGTCTCTTACGTTTTGTAAGAATGTTTTGTCGGTTAGTAAGGATCCTAGTACTTTTAATTGGAAACCTTTCCCGTATTGATTTAATGCTTTTAGCGTCATATAACTTATTTTTTATAACCTGTTAGTCCTCGGAAGTTTTCTAGCCAACCTTCTGTATTCTTAGTAATTCCCTCTATCTTGTCTTGATCAAGTAAGTGTAAAAATGCTCCTGTTCGTAAGCTAGGTATTTCCTCTTTCACTATATCTAATATAGCATTTTTTTCTCTATCATCCAACACTGTTTCGTGTAAATTCATTAATTCGTAATTAGTTTGAACTTTATCCCAATTGTGAATTATTTTAGCAAAAATCTTCTTAGGTTTCTTTACTTCCATTTGTTTTTCGCAGTGGTCCCATACATCTTGTAGTGTTGCATTTGCATCATGTGCGAAACTCTTCCATTCAGATAATATAGTTTTTATTCCTAATCCTTTTACTCCTTGGAGGTTGTCTGAATTATCTCCTAGTAGCGCTTTAACTATGTTGTAATTCTCTGGTAATACTTTTAGTTCATCAACTATATTAGTACTATTAAAGACTTTCTTCTTTATAGGGGCATACACGTTAATATACTCGTTGACTAGTTGTAGGAAATCCTTATCAGATGATACTATAGTAATTTTCTTACTATTCTTAGAAGCTTGTTTAGCTAGGTATGCGATTATATCATCAGCTTCTAACTTCTCTAACATTACCTGCTGTATAGGTAAACATTCTAAGTAGTCTTGCGTTCTGTATAATTGTCCGATCAGTGCTTCCTGCTCTTCTGCTTTTGTATCGTAAAGTCCCCAGTGTGTTATTCTAGAAGTTGCTCTGTTTGCTTTATAGTTAGGGTCAATATTTTTTCTGTTTGCTGAACCTCCTTTTCCATCCCATACTACTATTACTCGAGTAGGGTCAAATATACGTGTTACATATCCGAGTGATCGCATAAAACCTACCAGACCTCCGATATGTTGGCCTGATGGGTTCATTGCTTTTAGTAGAGAGAAGCTACGAATTAACATATTCATAGCATCGATTACGAGTATGTGATCGTTTAACTCTCTAGGTGGGGAATCTTTAAGGTTATTCAGGATATCTGTATAACTCTTCATTAACTTATCTTCTTTACGCTAACTACCTCTTCTTCTGTATCTCCTTCTTCTATTAAGTCGAACTTATCGGACCCTAGCAGTTTAAACCATCTATCTTTATGCTCTGCCTTATAGTTATCGATCGCTTTTTTATCGTCTTTTATAAATCCATGCGCAGTCATTACTATCTTACCTCTTGACTGTACTCCTCCAATATGGTTTTTCTCTATCTGTACATTAGTCTTCTTAGCAAACTCTACTTGCTTACCTTTGTTAATAGCTTTTATCTTAGAAGTACCTGGGTTTGTTATATTCCCGAAAGTTATAATAAGTGTAGCGTCGTACCACATCGTCATACCGTTCTTATTCTGTAATTTAGGTTGACCCATCGGATGTTCAGGTTTCTGAGTCCATACTTTATTGATTGCGATAAGACTGTTGGTGTATTTGCTCCCTTCTTTCCTCGATAACAGTATCTTTTGATTCATATTATTACCAAATTGGGTAGACATTGCTCCTGCATTCCATTCGTTGTTATTCTTATTAGAACGTACAGATAGTTCACACGGTACAGATCCTATGGAGTCCCATAAAAAACACAAGTCGTAAGGTAGGTTACCTTTAGCCTGCTCGTCCATTAAGTCTGCCATATATACAGCTACGTCTTCTATAGTATTTAAAGTACCTCTATCAGCATATAAAAAGAATCCTTCATAGTCTAATATCTCTCCTGTCTCTTCGTCTACCATCTCTTCAAATTCAAGACCCATCTCTCGTACATGCTCCCAAGACCATTTCATCTCAGTAACAATGAATACTGGTAATATACCTTTCTTCTGGCATTGTACTGCTGCTTCTACTAAAGCAGTAGTCTTACCTGTGTCACTATGTCCTCTAAGGAGTGTTATATGTCCTTCTGGAAATCCTGGTAAGGATGTGATTTCTTGAAGAGCAGGAGACATTGGTATATAGTCCTGTTCTTTAAATTTTACAGAAGTAAGAGCGTACCCTTTCTTTTTCTTAAAGTTGCCTAAATTAAAAGACTTCTTGATTGAATCAGAAGCCTTTTGTTTTGTTTCTTTTTTACTTGCCATTATTCATTAAATAAGTCATCAAATTTACTAACTGTGTCTTTGTTGCCAGCCGTAGCTGTTTCCAAAGTAAAGTCCGTTTTTTGTTGACCTAAGCTTTCTGGCAGTTTATCTTCGGTTTTAGTTCCTTCTGTTGGCTGTTTTTCTTCTACAGCAGCGTTTGGATCTAAATACTCTTTGAGTTTTCTTTTTACAAACTCGTAATCGTATTCTGTAAATGATTGTAGTGGTTCTGGTTGTTCTTTCATCCATGTTTCTACTGAATCACTGTTATCGGATAGTGGGGTTTGTTTTGGTTTTATCCTTACAGTAGTTTCAGGGTAAGGATTCCCTTTTTGCATCTCTACTACCATATCCCATCCGTTGATTACATCGGTAAAATCCCCAATATCTTCATCTTCAGCTAACGCTAGTAAAGCTTTGTAAATTGTTACTCCAAATCCCCATAACCTAACTCCTTTCTCTTCTTCCCCTCTAACTACTACAGGAGCAAAGATTCGTGTTTTCGGTGAGATCTTTCCTGATAGCGACCAATTGTCTTTATCGCTAGTTTTTCTTAATTCCTTAACGAATTCTTCAATCGGATCTTGTTTTCCGAAATTAGATAAAGCTATCATCGGGTACTTCCCGATACCGTAGTGGAATTTTAATTCTGTAAATGGATAGTCAGGGTTCAAAGCAGATGGTACAATACGTACTGTCTGTTTTCCGATTTCTGGTTTCCAAAAAAGTTTAGAATAGTCGGTCTTTTCTCTATCTTGACCGTTGTTGTTTAAAGAGTCTAATTTTGCTCTAATTGCATCAATGTTCATATATAACTGGTTTAAAATAATTACTTAGTAATAATATAGGTAAAGTACTTTTAGGAGGCAACTATATTTCTATAATTTTATATAGTTTTGTACTTAATTGTTTTAATTCAGGTCCTTTAGTAAGTAGTATACTGTTACGGTATTCCTGCCAATTTACTCTATACGTTGTATCTAACTTACCTCCGTTAAGAGACTTTATTAACGTATTTAACGCATTTATTGTATATAACGTATTTGTTTCTTTTTTCCTATGTACCAGTATCGTGTTATCTATGAATTCTCCGACATTTCCGAAATCTACATTATAGGTACACATATACTCGTCTTGGGTATTTGCATATAACACAAAAATTTTATTATACAATACCTTATACCTACTTTGTATAGTGTCTAATACTTTAGTCAAAGTATCTTCAGTAGTAAAGGTACAAAAAAGTTTATTATTCATGTCTTCGCTGGTGAAGGAATGTTCGATATCGTAATCGAACTTACATATTTTAGTGTCTGTTAACATAAATAAATAGTTGTTTGTTTTTATAACATTAAGTCTTTACTATACTTAAACTTTACCGGGTACTTTTTATTTCTCTCCATGATTCTCTTTATATCCTCTAAAGTACTCTTTCCATCCTCTTTGTGAAAGTCGAAAAGTATTGCATCGTATGTGTATAGTGTTATGAATGTTTTTTTGTTTCTAAGGTACTTTAGTACGTCTTTTAATATCAGAATATTATTTGATGTTTCCAACGATTGCATCATATAATTCATTAATTTTGCAGGGTGCATTTCTTTTAATTCGTTAGTAAAGTGTTTTCCTGATTGTGTATTCCAAACATATCCGTCTTTTTCGTTAAAACTTTTCCACATATTATCAATATACTTCTGTATATCCTTAAATATTTTTAAGTTCTTATGTTCTTCTGGTATCTTCCCGTAAATTGCATGAAAGTTAATCTGTTTAGCTTGTAAGTATTGTTCTTCTGATATGTCCTCTGTTCCGAAGTAGTTTTTAGCTAATTGCTTATGTGCTGATTCTTTAGATAGTTTGTATTCTATTTGATCAGCTAGTAGACGAAGATGATATCCGTCAAAATCAAACTCAACAAAAAAATCATTCTTGGGTTTAAAACATTCTCTATATTCTGCGGCTTTATTAATAGCAGCAAAGTTAACACTATTAAAATTGTTAGTTGGTCTAGATGTTGCATTATAAAGGTTATAGGAAGTGTAAACAGAATTGTTATATGTATTTAGTATAGGGTTTCTCGGTGTATGTATTTTGTTAAAATCTTCAACGTCTACCCCGACCCCGTTTTGTTCTAAGAGAAAAAATATATTCGTAGCTGTTTTATTATAGAAATCAAAACCGGGTGGTATTACTATACTATTATTAATATATATTTCATCGATAAACTTTTCTAGAGATTCGTAAATATCCTCGCATCGCTGGTATAGTTTAGATATAGGTAATATAGTGTTTATATCAGGTTTATTTTCGTATTTCCTGTAGAATTGATCTATAGTTGGGTTACCCTTTTTATACTCTAATCTTCTATAGTATCGCATTGAATACAAAAGGGAGATATCTATAGCTTCTTGTAGATTAAAGTGATATAGTAGAGTTTTCTTGTTTAATGTAAAGAGGGATGGTACTTTTTTTAGTATATCGTAGACACGATCTTTTTCTAGGTTAATGCATTCGCTATGTCTTATAGGGAGTATATATCCTGTGTTACTTGTTACTGGTCTTATATAGACTCCAGCGGTAGTACTAAGTTTTGGGTGGTATTGATCATTACTAGGTATGATATCTATAAGACAAGGAGTGTCTTGCACTACTTTTAGTAGAGAATTTACTTGCTGTAAGGATTCTATTATATAAAACATTAGTATAACCTTTTAGTTATTATCTAATATATGTATAAAAGTTATATTTTACAACTATTTCGAAGGAGAAGGTATACTAAAAGAGATACTTCCTTGCTCTATTCTTTCTTCTTCTATTTTATCTGCAGGTGTAGGGGTAACGAATTGTGCATAATCTGTGATTAGTTCTTTTATCCCTTTCATTGTCTTGTTCATCTCCATGACAGCTTTTTTATTTACACTTTCAGCACCTAAAAATATACGTCCTTTCACTGTAATGTCTTTTACAGGTCCTTGTAACTCCCACCTTAGTTTTGATAGTTTTTCAAAACGGCGGGGATTTTTTGATTTAGTATCAAATACTTGTTTAGATATTTCCGTAATTTTAGCTTTATCTATTTGGGAGAAGTACCTATAGAATATTTTTGCTTTGTAATCTCTTTCTGTTGGTTTAACTACAGTAGGGAGTACAGGGATTGAAGTTTCTTCAGCAAACGTACCTTCAGTAATATTTATTGTTAGTTTCTCTGCATTAGAAAAGTCTCCGAATGCAGTGTCTCCTTCCGGTGCATCGTAGTATTCGTTAGCAGATGTCTTTATTACTGTTGGCTTACTGTACCTTGTTCCGAACTTATCTAATAAGTATGGAGCTAAGTTAGTAGCTATTTCAATAAATTGAGATTTTGGTAAATACATTTCTTATATAGTTTTAAACAGAGCCCCAGTACTCCCAGTGCCATAATTCATCCATTGTACCGGTGTTATTTGACAATCTCCAAGGGTTGTACCATCCGTACTTTTTACCAATTTCTGCCATCTTAGCATACTCTTCAGATTCTATTCTTCCGTTAACGTTGGTAGTTAAGTTTGTGCTACCTCCTACAGTTCTATAAAGGTTTCCGAAATCTAGTGCTCCTCCCCATCCGTGAGGCGATCTACCTGGTTTTGCTACTCCTCCTCCACCTATTCCCCCTTGGTGTTGTGTATTTCTATATCCGCTCGATACTCTATAAAAGATACCTTGTGCTTTCATTTCATCTCTCCACTCGTACCAAGCTTGTGCTGCTGCTGGGTGTAGCATGTATTCTGCTTTTCCTGTTTTAGGGTTAATGTAGTATTTTGCAGCTCCTTGTGTTTCTCCGATAAACTCCAAGTTTCTTGTATCTATTATTCCATTCCGGTTTAGTTCATTTCCTAGTTTTTTTGCTAAAGGAGATGCAGAGTAGCTTATTGCTCCTATTCTCTGTGTGTTAATCTTAGGAGCTGGATCTAGTTCGTTTAGCTGTTCCGGTAGGTAGGGTGCCCCTGTTTCTGGGTTTATTGCAGGGGTTGCTTGTTGTGTTGGGTCATTACTAGGAGTTCCTGGTCGTGGTGGTACTGGTTCTTTACATTCATCGATAGGCGTAGGTACTACACTGTAAAATTGAGTTTTAATAGATGTCATCCACTTATTTCCACTTACATCATGTGATAGCCCGGTTATTATAAACCCAAATCTATCGCTATACCCTGCAGGTAGTATTCCTTTCTCTATAGTAAATGCCTGTCCTATTTTTAATCCTCCTATCCCTACAGTTGTAAAAGATAATTCTATCGGAATAACTCCTGGTGAAGGTCTAGGGTTAGCACTGTCTTTATAATAGTCGTCTAAAACGTATTTGTTGGTGTACTCTTTATGTCCGCTCTTTAAACTGTTATGATCCTCTTCTTCATAGTCTACATCCTCCATAATTTCTATTCCTCTCCCTTCTCCGAACTCCTCAAATACATCTGTTACCTCTTCTGCCCATTCTATTACTTTTTCTAGTTGCTTAACTTTTCTTTTTGCAGCAGCTTCGTTTTGTTTATCAAAATCTTCTTGGGTTATTGTTTTAATAGGGACTGTTCTGTCTATTAGTCCGCGATTCCACTGCAGTAATGTACTCACATCCTCGTTGTAATTATTTCCTGCTCCTTGTGCTGCTATAGATACTTGTGCTCCTATTTCATTAGAAATTTTACTACTAATACTCAGGTTAGTAACAGTTGATTTAAGTCCAGTGAGTGATATCATTGAAGGAAGATCTCCTGTGTTTTCAGAGGTAGGGGTCTTTTTTCTATCTATAAGGTACCACATGTCCTGTTCTTCGTTATAATACTGGTCTAAGTCGTTTATACCTCCTAAAGAGTCGTTTAACGTGGTTAATATCCTTTTGAGATATTCTTGCATATTATGATCTGCTTTATTTTCTGATTTTAGTAAATCGTCTATAGTTACGCTGAGGTAATGCGTGGAGATGTATATGTTGAGTATATCGTCTCCGTCTCCTTTTAGCAGGTAATACCCCAAGTCTTCTTTTATATCATTTACCTCTCCTAAGTCTAATTCTTGATCCCTTCCTGCTATTCCGATTAGGAAAGATCCAAGGCCAAGAGTATTCACACTACTTGATAGTGCTCTGCCAAGGAATGTAGTAACTTCACCGAGGGTAGTTAGGGTTTTAAGTTCTTCTGGGGGAACGTGTAATTTAGGTAGTAGTCCTTTCATAGGATCTATCGAAAAGTGGCTATCTGTTGTAACGTATTTTGCAACTTGCTCGTAAGGTCCACTTGTTTTATTAACATCTGTCTGCCCAGTATAATACTTTATTAACTTATATTCGCCACCATCTTCTTCATCCTCACTTGCAGGATTGACAGGAGATACGTAATTATTATAAAAATCTAGAAGAGTTCCTAGAGATATAAACTGTCCTCTATCTTCAAAGTCATCCAAGTCTCCTGAGGTGTCTAAGTCAATCCAAGTACCAGTGAATTTTCTTAATTTACTGTAGTTACCTTTCTCCTTTTCGTTTAGCTTATTTATTAAATTTTCATTAGTGAAATTGTCGGTTCTTACTTTAGCTAGATCGTGGAAGAATTTATGAAAAGGGCTAATTAACTCTCTTGTATCTTTAGTTTCTTCGTTTTTTACATCTAATGTGTTTGCTGGATCGAATTTAATAGACATTGATTCTAAAATAGATCCTTTTGAAATTAAAGTAACTTCACAATCGTATCCTCCATCTTGTCTATAACTCCAATTGAAGTTTTTAACATACCCGTACATTGCATCGTAATTGTTATCGTTAGCTTCTCTTTTTTCATTTAAGTCCTCCTCAATCTGCCTACCGGTTTTGCAACTATCGTTTAAAAATTCATTATATAAACTTCCTACACCATCTTTCTTAAGGCTACCATCATTAGTTATATACATACTATGTCCCCATTCCAGTAACATAGAATACCCCGGTCGTAGGTATAATGCTTGGATAACTTCTAAATCTTCCAGTGTCCAAGCAGTTATTTTTATTTTTGCTTCTCTTAAAGTACCGTAGGTGTTTTTAGATTCTATAGAGACTGTCTCTATTCCTGGGGATGGTCTAAATCCTAAAGAGGCGTAGTTGTTGTACTGTCTTGTTCTTGGTTGTCCGGCGGATACAGTAATATTCTTATCCTGGTCTGTAGTTAATGTTATTGGGTTATAGTTAGGTGATGTATCTATCCCTCCTTTAGTGCGGACTGTCTGAGCTTTGGTTCCTCCTAGTAGTACGTTGTTATATGCTAATGTATTATCTCCCTGTATATCTTTAGGCCCTGCCTCGAACTTTGCTAATGCAACTACTTCTCCAGGGGTTAACGTATTCACACTAGATACCAATCTAGCCCATGCACCGTTACTGTTCATGTATAACAGCTGGTCGTTTTCTCTAATTTTAGCACTAAATAGTTCTTCTCTTGCTTTAAGTTGATCTTTTATGCTCTGGGAGAACCCTGATCCTATTGTTTCTACTCCCATTATCTCTCTTTATTTATATTTTCAAAAGTCTCTAAAGCTTGGTTCTTATTAAACGGTATCCGTAACTGTATGCCTGGTGTTGTATTTAATGAACCTTTATAGTAATTGTTTGCACTTGCTATAATCCACCACAGATTTGAGTCGCTGTAGAATTCCTGTGCTAGTATGTCATACCTATCTCCGTATGATGTTATAATATAAGTATCGTTTTCATTTAACGGTATTTCTGGGTATATAGTAGTGCTTCTATACTGTTTACCGTTAGGAGATTTTAATTTTGTTATATTTCTATATCTATTTGGCATAACTTATTGAGGTTGAGGTATAAAAATAGCTTTATCGCTTCCATTAGGGACTGGATTAGTAATATACGGAAGTAATCTGCCTTTACCAACTGCTTCTGGTATGAAGTTGTGAATTGGTTTAAACTTTACATTACAGTCCATAATTTGCGGTAATTCTTGCATATCATCGTCAACGTTTCCTTCTTGATTTTGAAATGCTATCTCCCAGTTGTAATCTGTATTCCAGGAGTAATCTACGCTTTCAATGATACCTGGTAATTCATATATGTAGTCTCCTACTGTTACTTTTGCTATAGTACCTCTCATAAATTTTCCATCTGCTCCGTATGTAGGTGCAGTAACAGATGCTAATGCTGCCATTTTTCTATATAACGGCTTCATTTCTTTTCTGGTTGCTGCTGCTATATTAAATCCAATATTTATACTCCTATCGAAGCCTTGGTATGTGTAAAAATTTTCTGCTCTACCTAAGTACTTTGAAGTCTCCCAACTACCTTGGTAACTGTCGGAGAGTTCTGTTAAAAATGCTCTAAAGTATAGGAAAGTAGTATCTTCTGGTGTTATAATCTGGAAGTTAAATTTTATAAAGTCTCTAGAGGATTCTCGCTCGTCAGGTGTATGTACGTTTGAGTCTATTCTTCCATTCTCGCCGTTAGAAACTATTTTTACATCTAAGTAGTTTAGTTTATCTATACTTGCAGGGTCGGTGATTGAATAGTTTGTAAGGTTTTTCTTTTTCCCTTGATTTCCTAACCCTACCCTTGTTTCTTTATTAATAGTAGGAGAAGCATAATTGAGAGAGTACGAGTTACTTACCCCTCCGTTATAATTATTATCACTATCAGGGTTTCTGAAATCTTGAATGTCTCCTGGAACTCCTCTACCTACACTTTTAGTTGTTCCGTCGTAATCCCCTGTAATGTTTTGACTTAGTGCAGTTTCAGAGACTGTGTCTAGATAAGCATTGTCTCTTAGAGGTATGTTACCGTCGTTAAAGGATATTTCACCCTTTTGCATACTTCGTATATTATCTGCAGTATCTCTATCTGTAAAGGTACTTTCAGAACTATATCTATTTTCTTCTCTAGAGCCTGGTCCTATAATATCTCCTGTAATACCGCTATTGCTACGACCTCCTACTAATCCCTGTCCAGGGGATTCTGTAGTCTGTCTTATATCTCCTTGTAGAGGGATTGCGGAACCTGTTAGTGCAAAAAGAGTGTTTTCTTGAGTGGTACTTTTACCTTTTGCTTTATCTTTGTCTACACTAAATACGGAAGCTTGAATTTCTTGGAAGCCTGTTACTGTTTCTGCGTTGGCTGGTATATTACTACTAATACCAAAGTTACCAGAAGTTGCTGTGGTTTGTCTTGTGTCTCCTTTTAAAGCAACTGCAGAGCCGGTAAGTGCATTAAGGGTATTTTGTTGAGTGGCATACTTACCTTTTGCTTTATCATCATCTACCTCAAATACAGAAGCTTCTACGTCTTGTAAACCTGTTGCTGTTTGTGTGCTGCCCGATACATTGCTACTAATTCCGAAGTTACCGGAGGTTGCTGTGGTTTGTCTTGTATCTCCTTTCAGTGAGACTACATTACCTTCCTGTACATTTTGAGTGTTTTCTTGGTCTGTAGAGGTTGCTTTTGCTTTCTCACTGTCTATCTGGAAAGGTGTTACTGTAGTCGTATCTCCTGTTACTGTTTTAAGGTTTTCAGGTACAGTGCTAGTTACTCCTAAATCTCCAGAAGTTACTGTAGTTTCTCTAGCTCCTTCTTCTTTTACTAAAGGAATTGATGCTCCAATTTGTGTGTTAGCTATATTGTCTTCAGTCGAATTAGTAGCTTCAATACTTTCAGTGCTGGCAGGACCTATTTCATACCCTTGTCGTGCTGCAACGCTACCTGTAATACCTTGGTTTGTAGTTCCGAAAGTTTCTTTAGTAGCTGTTGTTGCAGTACCTCCTTGTATTGTTATTACGCTTCCAGATTGAGCGAGAGCTGGTGTGGGAGTGTCTACTCTGCTTTTGCTGAGTTCTGTTTCTATGTTTCCGAAAGGAGTGGATGATCCTGATGCTTTTAGTACTGATGTTATAGGAGGTACATATTCTGGACTTATATTGTCAGGTAGTATAACTCCTCCGGTCTTTGCTATTTCTTGTCTTTCTTGTGCTGAGTAGTTACTGTCGAGGTAATCGTTACCTTGAGGTACGAACTCATCTAACGTATTGTCTTTTTCCGAGTACTTGTTTTCTGAAATCTCTCCAAGACCTAGTGCTCCGGTCTTACTATCTATTCCCTTAGATATTCTATACGTATCGTCTATTGGAAAACTCTCCAAACCTTCTTGAGGGTTCCCATCTGGTATTATCTTTGCCCCTTGAAGTGCTCTAGTAGCTCCACTCTCTCCATCAAATCCTAAAAATCCTAAAAGTCCGCTCGGGTCTCCAGATTTTATGTATGTGTCTGGGGTAAATCCTCGTACGAAATGTGTACCCGTTCCGTTTACAGGTACTTGAGCTAAGGTTGATCCTACAATCTTAAGAACTTGTCCTGCGGCTGCGGCTGCGCCTGCTAGTGCTGCTCCTACATTTGTTGCTCCACCTTCTTGACCTCTCTTTTTTGAAGCTGCGGCTTTAGCTTTGCTTGCTAATTCAGAAGCACTTAGTAATGTTTGATTTCCTACGAACTTTAAGCCTGGTTTATCAACAAGCATTTGAGCGATACGGGAAGTATCGTCAATACGTTTGTTAAGTTGTAACCCAATTGTATTGTCGTTGTTCTGTGGTGGATTCTTTATATCTTTTACTACATAAGGAGCCTGTGTCCCTGTTTCGGAGTACTTGACCGAACGCAGGGCATCCATATTACCTTCATTATAGTTCTGTAAGATCCCCATTGACTACCCTGGTAAGTTATCTGAATACTTTGGAGGTGTTACTCCGTTTAAATCTAATTCTGATGCCGGTCTGTCGATAGCAGGGTTATTATTTAATGAAGATTCCCTGTGTAGTGTAGATTCTGGATCTGCTCCTGGGTTCATTCCTGGTGCTATTCCTTTTAGTCCGAGGTTAGAGTTTACTAGTTGGTTGTTTAAAATTCCGTTTGCCATAATTATATTATTTAATTGTTTTATTATAAATAGAAGTTAAGAACTTTTAAAAGAACCTAACACTAATGCATCACCTACTTTATTTCCATCTAAAATAACATCTCCTCCTTTAGATACTACTGCTATTAGTGTGTCTAATTTAGCAGATATTTCTGCCATAGAGTTATCTTCTCCTTCTCCTCCTTCTCCTCCGAATAAGTCCCCTATAACGCTTGCAAGAGGTGTAACAATAATTGCGAATGTTGATAGAGCTGCTAGTGCGGGTATTGCTGCTATTCCTGTCATTGCTATCATTCCTAATCCTGCTGCTATAGACATTAATGCTGCTCCTACTAGTAGTAGCTGTGGTGCCATAGTTGCTAATCCTTGGAGCTTGTCTACCATAGTCTGTACGGGAGCGTCTGCTAGTAGGCTGAATGCGGTAGTTACTGGTATGAGTGCTAATCCTAGTGCTGCTATTGCAAATGATCCCATAAGTATAAGCGGGGCTACAGATCCTAGTAGGGCTCCTGCTCCTGCAAGAAGTCCGAGACCGATCGATAGAGGTATTAATCCTAATCCTATACCGGCTAATGCAGGTCCCATCAGTAGTAGTGATCCTATGTTTTCGGATACTGCTTTGAATATTGTTACGAATCCATCTGCTATAGCCCCAATAATTGGAGGTATCATCTCTAATGCTTTCATAAGTACATCTCCTATAACTTTTGCTAATCCTGTTATTATTGTACCTATTGCATATATAGCGGGAGATGCCATTAGTAATGCGGCTCCTATCGCCAGTATAATAGGTATAGCGGGTGCTGCAGCAACCCCAAATGCTCCTAATGCTGCGCCCATTGCTGCTAACCCTCCTGCTGCTGGTCCTGCTGTTGCTGCCATTGTTGTCTGTGCTCCTGCTAACGCTCCTGTTGCTGTAGCTTGTGCTCCTAAAGCTCCGATATTTAACCACCTCATTACAGTATCTGCTACCATCCTTACTTTTTCAGCCACCCAGAAAGCGGCAGATCTAGCCATTGAGAGCAATTGCAGATTCTTAATCCCTGTCCAGGCAGCTTGTGCTGCCATAGAAGCATACGTCGCAACTGTCGATGCTACCATCCCTAGTTTCTCTAGAGTCCAAGCTCCAGCAGATCTCAGTACAGCAAGTATTTGTAGATTCTTAATACCGTTCCATATACTGTTAGCAGCGCTTGATAGTGTAGTTGCTGCAGTACTAGCTGTAGTAGCGGTTGTATTAGTTACTGTAGCAGCTGTATTACTACCGAATATTAGTGTACCAAGGCTTTTTATAGCGTTCCAGGCAAGCATTATCGGGATCATTGCTACTGTAGCTGCAGTTTTTAGTACGAAGGCGGCTGCATTTCTTAAGGTTAGTAGTGTGCTCTTTAATGTAATCTTGTTTCCAGCTATACCGAACAGGTTACTAAGTTTTTTTCCGACAGTAGCGAGTTTTTCAGCTATTGTATTCTGAATAACGCTTGCTGTATGTCTTACTGTAGCTACTATACCTTTGTTTTTTACCATAGTCCCAAAAGCTACAACCTTATTGTATGCTGCTCCAAAGAATAGTTGTAATTTAGTCAGTTTTGTTGCTTGCTTTGCAAGGGTGTTTCCATGGAGTGATGATAGGTTGTTTGCGTTTTGGGCAACGGTAAGGGCTTGAACCATTCTTCCGTATTTTGCGACGGTGCCTATTCCTGATGCAAGGCTGTTAAAGACGCTGTATGCAGCTAAAGAAGCAAAGACAGCTGTTAATGCAACGGAAACTGCTTTAAATTTTAAAAGATATCCAATCGCTGCAGCAATAGGTCTAACAATAGTAAGTAGTGCATCTACTATCGGGACAACTGCTTCTAAAATTGGAGCAAAGGCTTGAGCTAGTCTGTCCATGGATTTTTTAATTTTAGCCTGTACATCCATTTGTTTGGACTGTTCTAACGTAACTCCTCTAGCGGCTGCAACCTGCTCTGCAGTCATATTAGCCATTGCATCTTGTGTCAGTACCATCTTACCTAACTCAGCTCTAGACATCCCCATTGCTTTAGCCATAGCAGTCTGTTGAATTCGGTTCATATTTGCGTATTCTGCAGCTGATGCTCCGTTTTTTTCTAGTTCTTTAGCAACTCCTTCTAAATCATTATTCAATGCTAATTCTCTAGCTTTGGATAGGTTTATGTTTTTACCTGTAAGTAACTGTGCTTCTAGCTCGTTACCGATTGAGTCTTCAAAATTCATTAACCCATCAGCAATTTGATTTACTTTTGCTAGATCCATTCCTAATGTCCTAGCTGCTGAAGCTGCTCTACCTAATGCTTCCACATTACCTCCACTTGATGCAACGATATCATCAGAAGCGCTCAAAACATCATCATAAACTACTTTTTGAGAGACACTTGCATCAACATTGTCGTATATAGCGTTTCCTATATCGTCAGCTGATTTGCCGGTCTGTTTCATTACCATCCCTAAGGTTCTGGCTTGTTCTGCAGATACTCCTAGTAGTTGGGTAGCGTCTGCTATCTGACCTATCTGCTGTGGTGTAAATATTGCGGCTGCATTTAGTCCGGTCTGTTTGGTGAACTCTGCTGCTGTTTTAAGTAGGTCGGTCATTGAAGCTACTTCTGTGTTGACTCCTCCTAGAGAGGCAGCAGATTGACCGGTTAGTTGTATAAATTCTGTCTGTGCTTTATTAACTTCAAAGAAGGCGGTGACTATCGCTAGGGCTGCAGAAGCTGGATCGTTAAATGCTTTTCCGAATCCTTCAGCTAGTACTGAAAAACCTTTAGCTGCTATCTGTAGTTTATTAAATTTCTTTCCCCCTTCTGCTGTAGATTTAGCCATTTGGCGCATTTCTTCTGCAGAGTCTTTCATAGCATCGTGGAAGATACCAGATCTCATACCCAGTCTTTCCATTAATGCTCCAGTACCTCCAACTAATGCTCCTGTTACCCCTGTTAGTCTTGTTATTTCTCTTTCTTGGGCTTTTCTTTCTGTTACCTTGTCCTGTATACCTTGGTATGCACCCTCCTGGTCTTTTAGAAACGCTAATGCTGCTTTTGCTTCAGGTTTAATGCCCTTTTCTAGTTTAGCTCTAGCTCTCTGTATACCTAATATTTTCTTTTCGTAATGGTCTACAGCTTTAAGTTTTATAATGGCGCCGTTATCGTTGCCTTGAGCTTCTAAGTCTATAGCAGCTTGTTTGAGTTTATTAATGTGGTTTCTTTGCTTAGTCTCCTCTTCTCTTGCTCTTTTTGCTTTTTCTATTAATGCTTCTTGTCCTGTGAATTGAGATGCTGCTACTCTTGCAGCTTCGTATTGGAGTCCTAGCTTTTTCTCTATACTTTCTAAATCCCGTGTCCTAAGGTCTACTAGTCCTAATTCGTCATTTTTTAATTTTGCTGCTTCGGTAACTATCCCCCTAAATGCACTTTTAAGCTGTTTAGCAGGAGTGTTTACGGCTCCAAATTCTTTAGCTATACCTACCATCTGTTCGAATAGGTTCGAAGCAGAGTTGTCTACATCTCCAATATCTCTTGCAAGTTGCTTGAATTCGTTTCTTAGCGATTGTATATTTTTAACAGCAGTATTGTCACTGAGACTAAGAGGTTCTTGGTTCATTTGTATTCTCAGCCTATTAATATCCTGTATTAATTTCTTTGCTTCTTGAAGTCTTGCGTTTTCCTGTTGTTGCTGATTGGCCATTTACTGGTTTAATTTATTATAAATAGTTAAGGCTCGCGTTATTTGCGAGCCCTTGTACTATATGTAGGCTTTTTAATCGTATTAC